ATTATTAGTTGTTGATTCTTCTGCAAATAAAGTCAAAGGGAATAATAATATAAATATTAATCGTTCCATGTCATAGACCTTTTATTAGTTTCGTTAGATAAATCTTTTTTTCTTTTCTCTAACCATCTTGCTTTTGCTTGTTCGCCAATTAATCCATCAACAGGACATGGTGTACCTGCATTCATCATAGCATCAAAAACTGCATCGTCTTGGCACATCAAACTTATTGCTGCTACTTTCATACCAAGTTTATTTAGTAGTTTACTTTTTTTTCGTAATTCACAAGCTGGATCTGTATAATAGCTCCCATAAGTGCCTGAGAAGCCGATTACAGTAATTCCTGCTGCTAGTGGTATAACACAGCTATCTTGACCATAAACACTCATAGCAGGTGCATTAGAAGGATTTACAGCAGTTTTGGTATTTGTGCTATTGTTAGTAGTATTTGTGGTATTAGAACTACTGCCTGATTGATAAGTTGTTTCTGAACTATATCCACCACTTATACTTGTATTTGTTCCACTTGTATTAGTTTGATTAAGGTCAGTTGCACCACTAGATGTAACATCAGAAACTGCATTTTCTATTCCCAATAATATAATTATTGCTATCATTACATAGCAACATTTCTTTATGTTCGGCATTTCCATTTTCTTAATGCCAATGCTTTTCTAGTTGGTCTGCCCTTGCTGTCTTTCATAGGGCCTTTAACACCACTCATTCTTGCACAAAAACTTTTTCTTCTTGCTGCTGCTTTAGAACCTTTAGGTGCTTTACCTGTTACAGGTCTTTTTAAATTAGCACCTGTAGTTCTTTTAAAAAACTTTCTACCTGCTTCATTAAGTCCACCTGTTGGATTTTGATATTTTTTTGCTACCATGTTTAAGTCCTCGCATAACTTGGTTTTGGCCCTCTGTTAGATTTTGCCTGTTTTCTTCTTACTGCTGCACTTCTTCTACTTGCAGACATACCTCTTGCTTTAGCTAATGGTACACATTTAGGATATTTTTTTCTTTTTTCTCCTTTTGATCTACCACATGGTGGATATGAACCATCTGCTCTACGATTAGCAATATCTACCCACTTTTCATTAACCCAATTTCTAAGACCTTTTTTTGCCACTTTTTTTACCTTTAGGTTTTATTCTTCCTGAACATACTCCTGAAGCATACATATTTGCATATGCACTAGGATATACTTTAAACTTTCTTTTAGCTGCTGCTTTTCCTTTTGCACATAGTTTAGCCATGTTATTTCCTCGTTAATGAACCACCAAAATATAATCCAATAATTGAAAAAATTGTGTGTGATTGTAAGTTAGTTATATAAATTGTATTACCTTCTTCAAAGTATGAGGTTTCATATGTTTCGCCAAATATCCACCAACCACTACTAGCTTCAGTAACTATCTGATAAGCAACATTAACATCAGTAAATATTGGTGCAACTATTGGGATTACAATAATTGAAAATACACACATTAATGCTATCCATCTTCTTGTGTGTTTGGTATGTGGATCAGAAACATTACGAGCTTTATCAGTTTGTTTAGCTGCAAATCCTGCTCGTTGCATTAACATCTTCTGTCTTTCTTGTTCAGCTTGTCCTTTTTGAGCCATGATAGACATAATGCCACCTAGAACTGTACTAGCTAACATTGATAAAAGTTCCATTGGTATCATTCTAATGCTCCCTCTGTTATTTGTCTCATGTTATATTTTTCTGCTCCACCCCCAAACCAATTATAATATATTGGGCCTACTACAGGAAAATCTTTAAAAACTTTTCCAAAATCAGCTTCTTGCATTTGAAAATTTATCCCACCAAATTCAGTTCCTAACATTTCATTTGACAATTTTCCTAACTCTTGTGGGGCTGCAATAAAAAGGGCACTAGGTAAATTCATAGGTGGAATTACTAAAGAACCTAAATATTCTTGTAAATTATTGTTTCTTAAAAGTCTTTCGGTAGAATATTTATTAAATCCATAAACACTCATAAGTTCTTGTGTTGCATATTCATCTATTCTGTCAGGTTCTATTTCTCTACCTTTTAAAAAATCTTTTATAACTCTTGTTCCTGTATTAGCTGCCATCATATAACCACCTAACAAAGTAAGATTTTTTGTACCTTCAAGAACATTTCCTTTTTTTATTTCTTGATATATTTTTCTCCTAGCAATATCCCATTGTTTTAAAGTAAAAGATTTTAACATATATGCTAGTCTTGCATTTGGACTATTAACATAAGGTTGTGGCATTTCGAGCATTGTTATTGGTTGTATTTCAGATAACTCATTAAAAGCATGAAATTTAACATTATCTGTAAATTTTCCTGTTTTAAGATCATTTACTATTTCATCTAAAAGACCAGGTTTAAATTCGTAAAGCTGACCAAATTCTTTTCTAAAAGATTCTTCTCCTTTTTTTGTTTTTACTCTATTAAAATTTTTAGATATAGCAGCATTAATTGTTGATTCTTTTCCTAGTCTGTCGAATCTCCTAAAACCTGTAATATCAAAAATTTTATTTAATAGTTTAGAAGTTAATTTTACATTTCCATCAGAAAGTTCTTGTGCAATATTTTCGTACCCTATGTCAATTAATTTTAATTGTTCTTTCCCTATCAATGGAGTTTTTTCAGGTAATATATTTCTAATAACTGCTGTTATTGTATTTTTTAAACCATGCAGAGCACCTGAGTTCGCCAAATCACCAAGTTGTGTTATTGCTGCATAAGGGTTTCCTATAGTTCCCATGTAGCCTAAATCTCTTAGTGAACCAAAAGACTTTCTCATAGGTTTATCAGCACTTACAAATAAGTCTTGTAATATATCAACTACTTCATCTTCATCGAGTGGATTTAATCTTTTATTTATTTTTTCTTGTTGTATTAATTTTCCTATAGAATCTTCAATATTAAAAATACCATTATCTTTTTTTACTGCATTTCTTCCAAAAAATTTATATTTTTCTATGTTGTTTATTGCATTTCTTAAATATAAAGCTAATGAGTCAGCAGGATCTTCATAAAACTCTTTTATAAAATCATCACTTAAATCTTCTATTTTTCTTTTTTTTGCAAATCTGGGAACTCTATCTGTTGTAAGTCCAAATCCTCTTACATATTGATTTGCTACATAACTCCTTTCTCCTAAACTTAAATCATTAGCAGAGTTAAGTCCTAATCTTTTTGCATACTCATTTTCTAATTTATTTAAAGTTGTAACACCTTCGTTACCCAATGCTTTTCTAAATTTTTTTAAATCTTTAACTTGTCTAGGAAAATAATCTAAAAGTTCATCAAAATGTATACCTGCTTTTTGTGATTCGTTATAAACATTTTTAAGAACATTTTTTACAGAATTAAAATTTTCTACCATATCATCTGAAACTTGAGCCATCAATGTTTCTGCTTTTTTATAATTACCATTATAAAGATTTCTAGTTATAGCTAATTTTAAATCAGGTTGTAATTTTAATGATCTCAAATTTTGTATAAATGGATCAACTTTTTGTAGTGTTTTTGCAGTATTAACATTTACATCAAAGTAATATTTTCTTAACCTTCCTAAAACAGCTTCATCAATGTTTCTTAGTTTAGTAGATATAACACCAAATAAATCTTCTACTAAATTAGTTTTATAACCAGGTGCTGTAATATCATTCGATACTGTGTCTTTTGCTATTTTTGCTGCTTGTGATGTTGTTGGGGGAACTTTTAATGGTTTACCAACTAATGCAGTTGCATTTTTTAATGCTAAATTATCAAAACCATGAACTTCATTAAGTCTATTTACTGCTTCTGTAGGCAAATAACCATCTTGTATATCTTTTGCAATCGTACTATTAGCATTTTTTACTAAATCTTGTGCATCAGACAATTCTTTTTTTGTTTTTCTTTTTCTCGATATAGCACCTACTCCTCTTGCAATACCATAACCTAATCCACCACCAACAGCACCAAATGCACCATAAGTAATTGCTTTTTCAGGATCTATCTCTCCTGTACTAGCCATATCTTCCAATACACTATAAGTTCCACTAAGTCCTGCTGATACTCCCATTACTCTTGGTAGTGTGCTTCCAGGTGCAATAAGTGTTGTTGGATCTGCAATCATTCCAGTTATTTGACCTGCTGCTCTTGCTATTCCACTATCATCAGGTTCAAAATATTGACCATATTCTTCTACCAAACCTCTTTCTCTCTGTCTTAAAATTAAATTTCTTCTCTCATCTTCTGATGCGTTTACAAATTCTTTGCCATAAAATTCTTCAGGAGAATGATACTGCAAACCATTTTCAAAATCTAAAGTGAGTCTACCTGATAACCAAGATTCAGGAAACATAGCTGTTAAAACATCAGAACCTAAAGCAATCAAACCTTGTGATTCATCAATGCCATACATATATTGTTGAAATGCACTATCAGTATTAGTTTTTATTAGTTTATTATCTACAATTCTATCACCTGGTTCTGCTCCAAGTTTTTGTAAATTTTCAGAGTTGCTAATTCTTTCTTCAGTTATTTTTTCTCCTAAATCTATTTGATTTTCTTCTGATGAAAATTTCCTAATAAGTTTTTTATTTTCTATTTCATCACCAGGTAAAGCACCCAATTCTCTAAGTTTTTGAGAGTTTTGTATCCTTTCTAAAGTAAGTTGTTCTGCCATTTAATTTTATCCTGTTATATCAGCATCGGGATCTTTTGATACTTTTTGTGCTTTTTCAAATGCTCTTGCTGATTCTAATATTGCATTATCAATAGTTCCACCAAATTCACTTTGATAGGATATAGCATTAGTTGTAATAGATCTTATTTTAGGATTATTTGCATTAAAAATATCGCTACCTGTTAAATTTGTTACTATATCTTTAAATTCTTGATTATTTTCAAACAATGCTTTTCCAACATCTCTAAAACCCATTATCTTAGCAGAAGTTATAGTTACTTGTGGTCTAATGCTTCCTTGTGCAAGTTTTTTTTGTTTAAGTAAAGTTTCAAGTGCAGATTGTTGTTGGTCAAACACATCTTTACCAAAATCTGTTCCTGCTTTTAAAGCACGACTAGCTTGTGATGCAAAATTTTCACCTGCTTGTCTAGGTTTTAATAACTCTAAACTTCCTCTAAGTATTGCTGCATCAATAAGTTGTTTATTAGTTATTTGTGGATTAACAAGTGAAGGCATTGTAACATTACCTAATAATGTTTGTACCCCTGTTAAACCTGTTTTAGGATCTACATCAAATATACTAGCCATTATAATATCCCCCTATAATAATTTAATTGTGGTGTTACTGGAATTTGTTGTGTTGGTAATACTTGTTGTGGCATTACAGGCATCAATGGTTCTACTTCAGGTTGTTGCATACCACTTAATAATCCTTCTAACAAAAATGGATTAATTTCTCCTGGTGTTGTTTCAGGTGCAGTCATAGCTCGTAATCTTTCACGACCTGCTTCCATATGATCAAACATATTTCCCAAAGCTGTTCTTTTTTGTGCCATAGAAAAATTGTCAAAATTAGCTCCCATATCCATACCTAATCCTAATAAAGTTAATAAATTGTTCATTAAATATCTCCTGTAATATTATCCTAATAATCCACCTAGTATTGCTGCACCTGCAACATATGGGTTTATAGCTCCTATTCCAGCCATTAAGCTGCCTGATGCAGCTCCAGATCCTATTCCTGTTAATCCTGCTAAAGTAGCTTCAGGTGCTATTAAACTAGCTAACCCTGCTGCACCAGTAGCTCCAGCTAAACCACCTGGCCCTGATGTGCCTGGCCCTGTAGTAGTAGTTGTGCCTGGCAATAATCCAGCACCTGTTACTAAATTAGAATAAGTTTGTAATTGTCTTTCAGGTGCTTCTTGTTCAAAAGTAAATCTTCTTATTGCTTCATCAATACCTTTTTGTGATACTGCTTCTCTTTGTCTGCCAATATCAGCAATTGTTGCTGCTGGTTGTAAGAATGTACTCATTATAGATGGTGCTAAACCTAAAGTTGCAGCTTGTGATCTTAGAGTATCTCCATAAATATTTCCATAAAAATTAGCAGCTACATCACCAGCTTTAGTTAAATAATCTCCTATAACTTGTGATTCAAGTAATGCTCTCCTGTCTCCACCACCTTGACCAGCATCAAAAGCATCTCTCCTAGCTTGTGTTAATAACCTAGATGCACCTTCTTCAAAAGGCCTAAGTCCTGCTTCTAAAGATCTTTGGAGTAAAGGATCATTAAATCTTTCTGTTGGACTCATTAATGCACTTTGAAATGCAGGAAATAATGAACCTGATAATGCAGTTTGTTGCCCAAGAGCAGCTTGTCTTTGTAATTCTTGTGCTAACTGTGTTTCTTCGCTAGGTCTAGCAAATGTAGTGCCTGGAAAAAACTGTTGAACAGGTAATTCCGATGCTCGTTGATATATGTCGGCTAAACGAGGGCCTTGTAATGTAGATGGCTCAACTCTTGAAACTTGAGTGCCACCACCACTTCCTTTACTCATAATGTACCTCTAGTGTAGTGTTTGTAATTCTTTTGTAAGTATTGTATATGTATGTTCATAACCAAATTCCTTTAATTTTTTAATAAATCCTTTGCGACAAGCTGTTTCCATAGCTACACAGTCATTGTCTATTGCCCATTCTTCTAAAATATCTAAAAACTGTTCTACCCATATATCCATATCTTTTCCACCTAATGTAACGATACGACAAGTTTTCATTCTAGGATAAATTACTACTTCTGTAGTTAAAACAGATTTTATGTTGGCATCTTCATCGTAAACGATCCATAACTGCATTTCAGCAACTAGTAATTTTTCATAAATATCTTCGATATTCATTTCTTGTTTACTTTTATTATTGCCAAGTTCTATATATTCTTTACATTTATCCCAAACATCTGTAATCCTTGATGATGGAATACCTGATACATACATCATAATTTTGTGTAGTTTCCTGCTGCATTTACAAAATAAATTCCTTCTCCACTACCAGGATTAAAATTACTTCCATCAGCATATACAATATCGCCCTGTTTCTTTCTAGCAGGTGTTGCATTTTTAACTTCAATAAAAGTAGTAGGTGATTCTTGTAATGCACCTTGTAGCTTAGTTAATTCCTCTAATAAATACTTTGGTAAATCTTCAGGATTATCAGGTACAGGATTGGGTGTATATCTTGGTGCTTGTGCCATTATCTTTCTCCTATTACTTCATATTCTAAATCATAACCATTTAATTCAAAAGTAGAAGATGATGTATGTTGAAATCTTACTGCTATATATTTACCTGTGGCTCTAGCATCTACTTTGTTTTGACTATTTGGGTTGTATTCTTGTGCCGATGTAAATGTATATGTGCCATTAGGCGACATAGAACTACCAATAGATATTTGTGCAGTTCCTGTTCCTGCCATTCTTGGTGTTAGTTTTCTAACTTGTTTTACTGTATTGGTATTGCCATCAAGAACTAAACCTTTTCTCTCAAGAGTCATAGTAAAGTTTGCACCTGCAAAATCAAAACCTTGATCTCCTCTGTAAAACTTAGTATCTCCAGTACCTGCCATTAATATGCTTACTTCTGATGGATTGTAACTTCTCGCACCCCAATTTTCTGTTGTGCTATAAGCATCCCAACTTTGTGATTGTCCTGACCATACTTCTGTAGATGCACCTGGATTTACAATACCTGTATTGATATGCAAAATATCAGGTAAATCTCTAAAGCTAAAAGCATTTTTTCTATAGTTCCAAATTAATGCTTTGTTGCAATTTGTCGAACCTACCGATGGATAAGATACCCATATTTCATTCTTTTGTTTGTTATGAGTTGCAAATATATTTTTATAATTAGTAGTATCGAGATCATCAAACAATGTTCTTTTTACAATATCTGTTGCAACTGATTGTTTAGATACACCATTATGTACTATTAAATCTCCTTCAACTACTACAAAGTGTCTGCCATCAAACTCTACTGCACAGTTTCTTGATAATATACCTGTATCGTTAAATAACTTTTGAAAACTAAATACAAGATTACCACCTATATAATTCATCAACCATGTGCTTCTTTCTTTATAGATTACAAATGATTTGTTAAGCTGAAACCCATCAACAATAAAATCTCCTTCATCACCAATAGTATTCGTACCTGCATCGTTAGTTGCACCTGCTACCCATGTAGTCGGAATAGTAGTAGAAGTATCAGACCATCGCACTTTATTTTGCAAATCTGTACCTGATTCAGTCATATTTAAAGCAATCAAATAATTACCATAAGGTCTTATAGATTTACAAGTTGTATTAGATGGCCAGTTGGTTAAATCAATAAACTTAGATGTTGATGTATCATAAAGCTGTGGATCATCAACCCCATTACAAAGTATTGGATTGCCATTAAATATTGAACCAACCCAATTACCTACTCCTGTAAGATTAGTTGAATAATCTCCACCTGATGTTCTTGTTACATCTGCATTGGTAGTGCCGTCAGTTCTGTATATTTTTGCAGTACCTGCATAAAACCAATAATTCGTTGAACCTGTTAAATTAATTAAAAAATAAGGAGCAACTGATGGTGCTGTAAATACACTATCATGTCCTAATATTTTTTTAGCTGCATTATCTTCAAATCTAGTGTTTTCTGTATGTGAAAAAAACTCATTTGGTAGTGCTGTTGGATTGACATCTTTAACCATTCCTTGTGGCGCACCTACTTGAAATACTGCCATTATGCTGTCCTTTTCCACATATATACAACGATATATGGTTGTAAGTTATTGTGTGCTCCCCCACCACCTGTAGATTCTGTATTTTGAGAACCTAAAGTCGTTGATGAAGCATCTCCACCAACACCACCATCAGGAGAACCTGTTTCAACGAAAGTAACAATATTGTGAGTATGTGATGGTATTTCGCCTACTGTTAATGTATGAGTTTTAGAACCACCTGTTTCTTCTAAAGTATCAAAGTCAGTATCACCTGAATCGAGTCCAACCATAACTTTACCTGCACCAAATGCTGCCCATGTACCAAAACCTAGTAATGTTGCAGGGTTAGTAGATACTGCTGCATTAATATAAATAGAACCTACAGGATATACAGCTTGTAAAGTAGCTGCTGTATTGCCACCTACAGTCAATGTGCCTGTCATAGTAAAATTTCTAACTCCTGTAATATCTATATTCGCATCTGCTGTTACAACTTTTGATGCTTGTGCTGTACCAAGTGTTGTAATATCTACATAATTAAGTTCAGTAGTGTTTGCTGTAACACCATCTAATAAATTTAATTCTGTGTGTGTAGAAGTAACAGCTCCTGATATGTTAGGAAATGTTGCTTTTACTGTTGATTTGACAAGTCTTATATGATCATCACCCTCATTAACAGGATCACCTGCTGCTGGGTTTGAGCTGTTAAGACTGTCTATATATGTTCCTGTTTCTAATCCCATCTATTTCTCCTAACTTTTAGGGTTGTTATCTTTTACTGCTTTGATATGTAAATACCATGCACCTGTTTTTGCTGTGTCGCCAAACTTACCAGCATCAATATCTTTATATAACATATCAAGTTGGTCTGAAATTTGACCATAAATTGTTTTGATATTTTCACCAGTAGATTCATCGAAAAATCCAGCAGTTCTATCTACCTTATATCTTTCTGCTGCTTGAGCATTTCGTGCTGCTGTTCTTGCGTTAGACGATTCAGTAGATTCATCTTGTAAAGTTATCGAACCTTTATTATCTATAATATCTTTCGCCATTATGACCTCTTAATTCCATAAATTGTTAAACAAACTTTGGTAGCATTGGCTGTAAAAACTAATTTAAACCCATTACAAGTATTTGCAGCAGTATTGTCATAATGCCCAGAGCCTTGTGCAACTCTGTGATAGTTATTGCCATCTTTGCCCCCTATCTGCCATTGAACAGATGGTCTTACACTACCCTCACTATCCGAACTATCAGAATCCCAACGACCACCTCTGCCATTATGAAAATACATATACCCAGACATTGGAGTATTGTCTCCTGTTTTATTGTCGTCAAATAACTGAATCGCAGCAACATTGTTGCCTGTTAAAATTCTATCAGTTCCGTTACTGTCTTTACCATAGGCAGCATACCTATATGCAGAATCAGGCAAATCTGAACCATCATCTAAAAATTCTAATTTTAGTTCTCCAGCTCCAGTAGAAGTTATTGCATGAATTAAAACTAAATAGTTATCATAAGTTGAATCAAAACCTGTAAATGAATAACTTGAAAAATAGCTTGTGCTGTCATAATTATTTACTGCACTAATGACTGCTAGTCCACCACCACCTCCTGCTGCTGGAGTTGCAAATTTTAATCCTGTAGCTGTAGAACTATCAGCAGTAAGCACTTGGTCGTTACTTCCAACTGCCAAAGTTTGTGGGTTTCCTGAACCATCGCCAACTAAAATACTACCTTTGGTTGATAAATCTACTGCTGAAATAGCACTTGTACCATTACCGATTAATACACCATTTGCTGTAAGTGAAGTAGCTCCTGTACCACCACTACCTACTGCAAGAGTTGCTGATAATCCAGCAGCAGTACCTGATGTATTTTGGTTTCCAGCACTATTAACTCCTGGTAAATCTATATTGCCAGTACCATCAAATGAAACCCCACCTATGTTTCGTGCAGTCTCTAATGCAGTAGCTGTAGCTGCATTTCCAGTACATGAACCTGAACTACCTGATGTATTTCCTGTTACATTTCCAGTTATATTTCCTGCAAATGTCCCTGATAAAACATCTGTACTAGAATTAAAAGTCAAACCACTTGCAGTTTTAGGGCCTAGATCACCTGTAGCTGCTGTTACGAATAATGGAAAACATGAAGTATCAGTTGATTCATCTGCAACTGTAATTGCTGTAGGAGTTGGAGTAGATACTGCTGCCCATTTCATACCTGTAACTTCTGAGCTATCTGCTGTTAATACATGAGTATTAGTTCCTATAGATAATGCTGATGGGTTACCACTTCCATCACCTGCAATCAAATGTCCTTTGGTAGACATATCAACAGCACTTACTGCTGATGAGCCATTACCTACTAAAATTCCATTTGCAGTTAAACTCGTTGCACCTGTACCACCACTTCCTACAGCTAGGGTTGCAGAAAGACCTGCTGCTGTTCCACTTGTATTTTGATTACCTGCTGTGTTTACACCAGGCAGATCAATATTACCTGTGCCATCAAAAGATACACCACCAATATTTCTTGCAGTTTCTAATGCTGTTGCAGTTGCTGCATTACCTGTGGTTGATCCTGATGTGCCACTTACATTACCTGTAACATTTCCTGTAATGTTTCCTGAGAAAGTTCCTGACAATACATCTGTGCTTGAATTAAAAGTTAATCCTGATGCTGTCTTTGGCCCTAAGTCGCCAGTCGCTGCCGTTGCAAACAAGGGGAAACAAGTAGTGTCTGACGACTCATCTGCGACAGTAATTGCAGTTGGTACATAAGTTGATGATGCCTTGCCATCTAACTGTGATTGAATGGAAGATGATACACCATCTAAATATCCTATTTCTGTAGATGTTACTGCTGAAACACTTACATCTCCACTACCATCAGAAACTAATGCTCTTGATGCAGTTAAGTTTTCCATTTTAGAAAATGCTATTGCTGCACTAGTGTTTACATCTGCATTAACAATAACTCCTGTGCCAATAGCTGCTGTACCTGTAGTGCCTATAGATATATCACCTGAAATAACAACAGGGTTAAAATTAGTTCCATCAGCTATCAATGCAGCACCACTAGTATTGGTAGCCATAAATAAATCATCGCCTGATATGGTTACATCACCACTAAATGTAGCATTTCCTGATACAGTTAATGCACCTGAAGATGTAATAGTAGTTGCAGTTAAATCAGGCATATTAGCTGCTATATTTGCTAGTGTTACTTTTAAGTTAGAACTAGACTGAACGATAGGAAATACTGCACTACTCAATGGTGTCGTGGTTGCTGTAAAATCTGTTATTTTCTTAGTTGCCATTTATTGTATTGTCCAAGTCGTTGTTGAAGGTTCAGATACATCTTGCCAATTACCAGGTGCTATATCTGTTTTATCTTCTTGTTGTATTAATTCATTATCTTCAGTTGCTATCAAAAACAAGTTATCTTCTGTTTCGATATAACCTTGTGCTGTTTCAGGTACAGTAGTCCAAGAAGTTGTGCTAGTGCTTACAGTTGTCCATGTAGTCATTAATATGCTCCATAGTCAATTCTTGTAGTTGGTGCTACTCCTGAATGTCGGTCTCTTTCGTTAGATCGTATGATATCATCTTTGGCTCTATCATATAAACTAGACCAAGTTTGTAATCTTTTATCGTTGTATAAATAAGGTTCTGCTTCGACTAATGCACCATAAAGATAAGCATCAGGGTGAAAAGTAAGCATATCATTAGTTGTGTTAGAGTCAGATAAAGCTGTAAAGTATTTAAAATACAACATTTCTATTTCGTAAACCCCATCAGGTATTGGTCTTAGTTGAAAGTTATTACCAATAATAGAATATGCTTTTGGTTTACCTGTATTGCTACCACCTCTAACTCTATCCATTTGTTCAGGTGTCATATACTCTAATGCTGTTTTAGGATCAGTATTGAGTTGTATATTCCTCATAGCTATAAAATTATCAGGTAAAGAATAATATTCGGTATCTGCAATCGTACTTGCAGTTACTCTAGTTTCCATTCTTCTAATCTTAAAATCCCTTCTGTGCCTTGCTTCTGCAAGTGCAATAAATTCAGGTATTCTGTCATCTAAATCAGTTCTATCTAACCAATTAGATATTGCTGTTTTTAATTCTGCGTAAGTTGTTATTGCCATTTATTTACCTTTTATATAATCTTTTCTTTTGAGTAGTACTAATTGTTTTTTTAGGCCTTTTGATTTTTTGATCTTGTTCAATAAATCTAAGAATACTTATTGGTGCTAAAGCAGACCTACCTAATGAACCAAAAGGTATTACCATACTTTGATTGAATAAATCATCGATACTAGATACGTTTCTATTTTTTTTTGAATATTTTTTTTCTTTTTTAAATTTAAAAGCCATTATATCCTTCTATTAGTTGTTTTTAAGTACTTATATTCAGGACTATTTATTAATTTTCTAACCCCTTCTTTGTGATTAGGATTAAACAAATCAACCCCATACTTATTCTTCCATTCGTAATACACAGTCATAGGAATCCTCGCAGATAACCTAAACTCATCTTTTATGTGATGATCGTGCTGTTGTAGTTTCTTGTTAGAATCAATAAGGGGTTGTATGTTTTCGATATGTTCAATAGCCATTTCTTTCGTTGGTTCATGCCAATGAAAGATTTGTTTATCATCGAGTTTTCTTCTCATTCACTTAACTCGTCAATGTAAAGATTTGCTGTAGAACTAGCTACGATAGCTGCAACTTTCATACCACCATCAATCTTAAAGATTTCAGGATCATAAGCACCTAATATAGTTGAGCTTGTTGTTGCTGTTGGGTTTGCACCAAAAGCTACAAAAACACCATCGGTGTCAGCTACAAGCCTTACATATTCTGTACTTGCGTCAGTTGCTGCTGTTTGTTGAGAACCAGTATTTACAGTTCTCTTTATTGTATTAGTAACTCGCAAACCATAATTTACTGATGCCATGTTTATCTCCTAATTACAAATGTTACATCTAGTGCTTTAGCACCTGTAGAGTTTCCATCAGTAATAATTTCGATAGAACCATCTTCTTCAACTCGGTTGAGTGCTGTTGGTACAGATGAATCCATAGTACCTACTGCTGAACCTGAGTGTGCAACTGTAATATCTGCACCTGTTACAGCAGTACCACCAATCTCAAAAGTAATTGCAGCATTACCACCACTTATAGCACCTTGAAGCACAGTCATAATTTTAATTATTCTGCCACCATCAGGAACTGCTACAAATGTTGAACCTGCTGTTGATATATCAGCAACTCTACCACTTATAAAATAATCGTTTAATGTTCTCATTAAAGTTCTCCATGTTAATAACCCTCGTTCCGAAGCGATACCTTCTTCAAGGTCATTATTAATTTGGTATCAAAAAGATACCCTCTATTTGTGTAAACTCGCCCTTATGTCGTTAGTGCTATAGAGGGTAAAGGTGGGGGAGTCAAAAACTTTGGAGTGAAAAAAACTCCCCCTAACATATATATGAGGATATATGAAATTTATTATGAAGTTGTCAAGTCTGCAATAGTTGCTGAACTTGCTTCGTTCTTAGCTACTAGTGTCCATTCTGCGACTAATAGTCGTTTCATAGCATCACCAGTTTTCGCTAACTCTTGAGTTTCAAAAGGTCTTAGGAAAGCAGTATCAAACATTTCTGTTTCAACTAATAAAGCACTTCTTCCTGAAGAACGAAGTACCCTGTCAGCTACTACTCTAACTTCACCAAAGTCTGAAACATAAACATCAATAGTAGCCACTAGGTTTCTATCTTCTGCCATGTCCATTCTTGTAGAGTTTCCAGTAAAACCTGAAACTTTTTGTTTATTAAAAGAGCCAACCAATAATAGATCAGGTTCACCACCATTGTCAAAACAGCTTTTTAATTCTGTTTTAAGTAATGTTTCAGTTAAAACTCTTTGAGTTCCGTCAGTAACAGTACCACTAGAGTTTGATCCACCTGAACCATAAGAGTTGTTAGTTGTAGTCCAAGATTCAAAACCTCTTGACTTACGAGCAGCTCCACCATTACCTGAACCAGCAGTAGCTGCATTTTTACCAGTAAGGTCTAGCTCCATATCTCTTTTTAGTTCTTTACCAGCTTTAGCTATTTGATAAGCTAACTCTGAGTTTACACCTGCATGAATAACAGCTTCTTGTGTGCCTGAAACCATCACAGGTTTGTATGAAATCTGTGTATAGTTGAGAACACGAGAAGTTGCAGACATCGCAGCACTAGGAGAGTCATCTCCCTCTATTTGTGCATTTGAAGCAGCAGATGCTAAAGAATCAGTTTGCCATTCATGTTTAGTGAATGTTGCAGTTCCTGTACCAATACTTGACATAAATGGAGTATCAGTTGGAGTAATATTATAAATAATATTCT